AGAACCGTACACTGGTTTCCCCTCTTGGATTGACCCGTACTTTCCTTCTACAAAAACCTTAATCCATTCTGGATCTTTACCCTCGACAATCCTTTCATAATACCCTTTCGGTAAATTCTCTATATTTTCTGCCTCCGGAGATATTCCAGATGGTTGATCATAAAAAGACCAGCCTTTCGGTGTTTTTACCTCAGCAGCCGAATACCACCAATGGTCATCGTCTGGTGGGTTAGTATCCATAATTATACCATACCATGTCGGCCAGTTATCTGGATGCACATCATCCGGTTTCTCCCTCTTAGCTGGGTACCGCCCCACCCTTCCAGTGCCACCATCAATATGATCCTTATGTATAAACCTAGTTTCATTAAAAAATATACCAGTTACTTCTAGCGAAAGTAATTTCTTTACATCATCTGGTCTATCTAGTGCAAGAAATATTATCTCCAACTCAATATCTTGTATCTTTACCTTGTGAGTTATTGGTGGTTTCCGATTCATCTTACCAAATATCTCTTCTGGAAACCAATCTAGCCACGTTTTAATAGTTGTTGTCTCCAATTCTGGGCCAGTATTACGCACAATAGCCCACCTTGTTCTACGAATTCCGTCAATAGAAGGGTGTTGCTGCTGCGCTCGAATAAAAATCTCCACACAACAGCCTACACTCTTACCTGACCCAATAGGTCCCTTCACTCCTCGGACAAAATCCTTAGAAGCGTGGAACTTTGCTAGAGTTGGTGTTGTATTATAATTCAGCTTGAATGCTTTGGTAGGCACCCCTTGGGGTACATTACTCTTTACCATTTAATATATCAGTTGTAATTTCTTTTTTAACATTACGTTTAGGCTGTTTCCACTTTTTTTGGTCACTTTTAATACCTGACCAAAATTGAATGTGGGTACATGGGGTAACTTTCTTACAAACTCCACATACTCCTAAAAATACTGGGGCTGTGTTTCTAGGATTTTTCCAAGTGGCAGAATTATTCTCCGCACAAGATGGACAAATTTGCAATACTTTGATCGTCATTTTCTTTTTTATTTGGGTTTAAATTAATATTAATATCAGATACTTTATCTGGCGTACTTTCAGCCGTTTTTAACAAAGTATTTGGGTCACTAGTGTTTATCTGAATCAACACTTGTGGCGTTGCTTGAGTTGTTTCCTTAAAGTTCCCTGAAGCACGTAACATATTACCAGCCATAGCGGCTAATGCACTGGCTGCTTTATCATTACCGTTCTTAAACGCATCGTGAATATCCCTAAGTATCTCCACAGACCAACCAGCCACAGTTTTAGCATCCATTAATACCGCATCTTCATACGCTTGGTGTATCCTATTAAGCACGTCAGTAAACTTCGGTTGATCTAACCATTGCTTATAGCGACTTCGGGGAATAGATAACATCTTAATAACACGTTCGGCATCCAGATCTTTCTTATACTCTTCAAAGAAAGCATAGGTATCCATAGTATAGGGTACCACTTCAATAGAACCGGCTTTACTTGGGTCGTGTATCTCTTCTAATGGCGGCATAACCTTAAATTGTTTCTTTAAATTCTTATCATACTGAACAAACCGTTTTTTAATTTGAGGATCTTCGTATATTTCTTGCATAATATGTATGACTGTTTGTACAAGTAAACCATAGTATCTTTTAATAGCTTTGACAAGTCAAGACTTTTTCCGTGATAGGACTCCAAAAAATATTTTAACCGTGTACCTTCTTCCCAAAACCGTGTAAACTTCGAAAATTATAGAGCTTGTACAGGTGAATAGGGGGGTCGGAATTGCATTTCGGGAGGCCCCCCTGCCTACAGTTTGATAAATTTGCACAGCCCCACGCTGACACAATAAATATTGACAATTATATTAATTTAAATATTGTGTTTTCATACTTGAATATCTTATCTAGATTTAAAAAAGATATTAAACCAAAGTAAATCAACTAATTACCACTACATTAACTACCTATTATTCAACACTTTAAACAATAATCAGTCAACTTAGTAATATATAATGATTCTAAAATACTTCATTAAATTCAAGATTGAAGGCCGTTTTCATACCCGATACATTAAAGCTAGAACTTACAGAGAAGCAGCTCACAAGCTATTAGACCATTACAAAGATAAAGATATTACTCATATAAGTTTTGAGGGTGAGCCATTGCCTAACCGCAAAGAGAACGCTACTTTAATATTAAAGAAAAAGATTGACGCTAAAGAGAGAAAAAGAAAAGGAGCTATAAAATACTTTCAAAAATCAGGAATTCATGTAATTGACAAATAACCATAGTTTTTGAAGTTTACCACCAATTTTGACCTTATCCACCGCAGGCGGTAATGTAACCGGTTGTAACACGTTGTAACACGTCTAAGACTGTCCATTATCCACCGCAGGCGGTCATGTAACCGGTGTAACTAGTTACTTTGCAACTCTTCCCCTTTATTATACTTATACACTACTTATATATACTATTTAAAAAAAGTATATCTTAATGAATGTAACTAGTTACACTAGTTACAACCAACCAAACATAGCTTAAAGACAGTTTTCAGAGGTGTTACAAACTGTTACAACCTATTACATCACCGCCTGCGGTGGATTAAAGCCCCTCTTTTTTTAAAATAATTGGTAATATTCAAAATGCTCTACTATTATATATTGACTTTTAAAGATAATTCATAAAAAACAGCCTTTAAAAAAAAGATTAAATAAATCTTGACATTCCAATTTTAATCTTTTATCATAGGAATACAGCATTGAATTATCAAGGTTGTAACATTATTAATTAACTTAAATAGATATAATTATGCAATTAACAACTAAATTGGAACGTAGAATAGTAAAAACTCTATTGAATAAAACTTCTACAACTCAAATTTGCAATATACTAAACTGTTTAGTAAATAGACAAATAAAAAGAGAAAAAAGAATAATCAACAATACTTTAAATAATAATGATATTAAAAATGGTTATTCTTTAGAAAATTACCCTTGGTTAATAAATTAAATTAAACAACTTAAATAAATAAATTATGAATAATTACAAAAAACAAGCCTCAGGTTTTTTAAGAGCAACTAAAACCAATATTAGATCAAAATTTTTAAAATATGATTACCATTTTGAAGACGATAAAGATATGCGTGATATATATCTAATAACTATATCAAGAGGTAATAAGTCTTTTAGTTTTAATTTCGGGCAATCGTTAGTTAATTCCGGTAGTGGTGAAATAAGCCCAGATAGCTACGATATTTTATCATGTTTACAAAAAAATGAAATTGGGGATTTACAAGATTTTTGTGATGAGTTCGGCTATGATATTTACTGTAAAAAAAGCAAAAAGATATATAAGGCAGTAGCCAAAGAGTGGGATAATGTCCAAAAGATCTGGACAGATGCAGAAATTAATCAATTACAAGAAATACAATAATGAGTGATAATATTAAAATATATATAGCCTACTTATTGGCAGTAAGCTTAGTAATATTAATTATTCTAAGCTTATTAGAAGCAGATAAAAAATGCGAGGCTTATGCCAATGGTAATTATCAAGCCAAAAGGGATTGCTTAAACATATAAACTTAAATAAATAATAAAATGGAAATTAAAATAAAAATAAATACAGATAATCAAGCTTTTGAGGATAGCGAGGAATTAACACGGCTTTTAAAAGAAGTAACAAGAAAAATATTGGCCGGTACTGAATATGGACCAATACACGATACCAACGGAAACGCCGTTGGAAGTTTTAAAATTAAATAACTTTAAATAAAAATAAAATGGGTACAAATAATTTTTTAAATAAAAATGCTAGTAAAATCTTCGCTTGTGAATTGCAAGATGAATTTTCTTATGAAGATCTAAAAGAAGATTTGACAGAAGAGATCGACGCGGTTTTTAATATTGAATTTGATAAAGAGCAATCACAAGATAATGAAAGCTATTATTCAGGAACTTACCTTGGCGATATTAATCATGATTATAGAGATTGCACTTTACGTTTAAAGCCAATAATTAGAGCGGGATATTATG